GGAGGATAAAAATATGTCAATTAGTTTATCAAAGGGTCAGAAGATTAGTTTATCAAAAGAGGTTGAAGGTTTAAGTAAGGTTGTTGTTGGTCTTGGTTGGGATGCTGCAAAGAAAGGTCTTTTTGGTGGACAGCATAATATCGACTGCGATGCATCAGCGATTATTCTTGACAATGAGGGTAAGTATGTAGATTGCGTTTATTATGGCAATACTTCTTCGGTTTCCGGCAATGTATTCCATCACGGCGATAATCTCACAGGAGATGGTGACGGAGACGATGAACAGATTACAGTAAATCTCGCAAATATGCCATCAAATGTAGGCAAGATTGTATTTGTTGTTAATATTTATGCTTGTGAATCCAGAAAGCAAGATTTCGGAATGATTCAGAACGCATTTATCAGACTTGTTGATTCTTCAAGTAGCAAAGAAATTTGTAAGTATAATCTTTCTGAAAATTATGACGGTAAGACAGCTATGATTTTTGCGGAAGTTTATAAGCATGATAATGAGTGGAAATTCAATGCTATCGGTCAGGGAACAGTAGATAAGAGCATTTCTGAACTCACAAAGAGATATAAATAAGGAGGAAACTAGATATGTCAGTAATGTTAAGTAAAGGTGAAAAGGTAGATTTAACCAAGAATAATCCTACTCTTAGTAAAATAAGAGTAGGTCTTGGCTGGGACACAAATCAGTATGATGGCGAAGCAGATTTTGACTTAGATGCTTCTGTATTTATGCTGAAAGCAAACGGCAAAGTTGGCAGTGATAAGGATTTTGTATTCTATGGTAATTTAGCTCATCCAAGCCAGAGTGTTGTACATACCGGAGATAATAGAACCGGAGAAGGAGACGGAGACGATGAAACAATTAAGGTTGAATTGTCAAAAGTTCCTGCGGATTATGAAAAGCTTGTTGTAGTGGTTACTATTTATGATGCAGATAAGAGATTGCAGAATTTTGGTATGGTATCAAACGCTTATATTCGTTTAATTGACGAAAATAACGGAGAAGAAATTTTACGTTACGATTTGAGCGAAGATTTCTCAACACAGACAGCACTTGTTATTGGTGAAATTTATAAGCATGGCAACGATTGGAAATTTAACGCAGTTGGCAGCGGCTATAATGGTGGTTTAGCGCAGTTGTGTTCAGCATACGGTATCGAAGCAAACTAAGAGGGGGATTAATATGACAAACTTTATGTTTTTCGTTATTGTCCTGATTGCGGTAATTATTCTTATTCTTTTGCTTAATAAACCATTTCGTCAGCAGTTACTTGTCAAGTTTCGTGGACGAACAGATGAAATGATGAGACAGGATGCATCTACTCCTGAAGGTGCAAAAGACTATTATAATGCAGCAATTAGAGAAAAAGAAGATTTTTACAATAAGGCTTCTGCTACATATGCAGAAATCTCCGGTAAGTTAGATTCTACAGAAAAAGACTTATATCAAGCTAATAAAGATATTATGAAAGTCACACAACAGCTTAATCAGTGTATCGACAATAATAATGATGAAGATGCGATGACTTATGCAATGAAGAAAACAACGCTTGAAAATAAAGTCGAAGTTCTTAAAGAAACAATTGTTGAAATTAAAGAAGCTCAAAAGCATCAAAAAGAAGTTCGTGACCAGGCTGCTTCTGACTTACAAAAACTTAGAGAAGAAAAAGAAAGAGTAGTTTTCCAACTTGAAGCAGATAGTCAGATAATTGAACTCCATCAGTCGTTGGATAGTATTGCTGCAAACAACGAAAGTGACAGAATGCTTGAAAGAGTAAGAGAGGGTGCAAAAAAGGCAAGAGAAAAAGCTGAAGGTAGCAGAATTGCTTATGAAACAAGTTCACAAGCGGCAGACCGTAGACTTGCAAGAGAAGAAAGAGATAGAGAGGCACGCCGCATGGTAGAAGAACTAAAGAGACAGAGAGGTAAACAATGATAGTATTAAAAATATCCACACTATTAATTGTAATCGCAATTTCTCTTGTTGGCGGCTATTTAGCCGGAAGATATTTCTCTATTGTAGATTATTTTAGAAATAAAAAGAAAAAGAAAAATAATAGAGATGATTCTTAAACAAAAGGGTGATTAGCTATTAATAACATTGCAATAATTGATGCCGATTTAATTGGCAAAAAGAATCATAGATTTCCTAATTTAGCTTGCATGAAATTAAGCGCTTATCACAAAGAAAATGGAGATAAAGTTTGTTTGTTGTTAGAATATAAAAATATTGAACAATATGATAAAGTTTATATTTCCAAGGTTTTTACAGATACTACTGTGCCTTCAGAAGTATTACAAATGAAGAATGTACAATATGGAGGCACAGGTTTCTTCTATGATAAAGCTCCGGCTCTTTCGGGGGATATTGAGCATCATATGCCTGACTATCATTTATATGATGAATGGGTAAATGAACAAATTTCAAATGGTGTCAATCGTAACAATTTTAAATATTATTTGGATTATTCAATAGGTTTTATGACAAGAGGTTGTTTTAGACAATGTGAATTCTGTGTCAACAAAAATTATAAAAAAGTTAATGTACATAGTCCATTACAAGAATTTGTTGATAATTCAAGAAAAAAGATTTGTTTGTTGGATGATAATTTTCTGGGTTGTCCGCAATGGAAAGTTATGCTTAAAGAACTTCAAGCAACAAACAAACCATTTCAATTTAAACAAGGTTTAGATGAAAGATTGTTGACTGACGAAAAATGTGAAATTTTATTCAAAAGTAAATATGATGGAGATTATATTTTCGCTTTTGATAACATTGCAGATTATGACCTTATTGAAAAGAAGTTGATGTTGTTACGAAAGTACACCAATCGAATGCCGAAATTTTATACTTTGTGTGCATTTGACAGAAGTAATAAATGGGATATAGAGTTTTGGAAACAAGATTTGTGGGATTTGTTTAAAAGAATTGAATTACTTATGCGCTATAAATGTTTGCCATATGTAATGCGGTTCAATAGATATGAAGAATCTCCGTATAGAGGAACATATATAAATGTTGCTGCCTGGTGTAATCAACCAAATGCTTTTAAAAAGAAATCATATAGAGAATTTGTTGAATATCAGCAATCACGTCACAAAAAAGAATGTGCCGAGACAAGATATTTAAAAATGGTTGAAAATGATATTCCGGAGTTAGCAGAAAAATATTTTAACATGAAATATGAGGAATAATAAATGGAAGTAATTAAAGAACCGTCTTGCGTGGTTAAGTGTCCACAATGCAATTGTGAGTTTAAATTTGGAAAAGAAGATATTTATAATGCAACCGGCGGATGCAGAAAGGGCAACCCAATAAACCCTCATAAAGCTGTTCATTGTCCGTTTTGTGATACAAAAATAGCAATATGGGGAACAGATAAGAAAGTGAGAAGTTGAAAAATGATAAAAAGTGGTAATAAAATCAGTGTTTTATCATCAGCAAACAGAGGTTTAAGAAGTATGCTGGGAATTCGTGAAGATGCATCAAATTTCAAAAATCCAGCAATTACTGTATTAGTAGGATTGCCAGCAAGCGGAAAATCTACAATTGCTGAAAAACTTGAAAATAAAAACACAGTCATTCATTCATCTGATAAATTAAGAGAAGAATTATATGGCGATGAAAACACCCAGGAACATAATGCAGACTTATTTGTTGAGTTGCACAGAAGAATAAAAGAAGATTTAAGAAATGGTAAAAATGTAATTTATGATGCAACCAACATTAATAAGAAACGAAGAATTGCTTTTCTTGGAGAATTAAAAAATATACCATGCAAAAAAGTATGTATATGTATGATGACACCATATGAATTATGTTTAAAATACAATTCTTCAAGAGAAAGAAAAGTTCCGGAAGAAGTAATAAAAAGAATGTATATGAATTGGAATCCACCATCAATGCAAGAGGGTTTTGACGAGATACATTATCATTATAACTACGGTGAAAACCATGAAACCGTTAAATATAGATACAGATTAACTACATTATTTGAGGGAGATTGTGGAATTGATAATTTTCCACAGGAAAATAGCCATCACACATTAACTCTTGGAATGCATTGTAGGCAAGCAAATGAGTATGTAGTAGAGCATTTTCCTTCAGAAAGATTATTACATATTGCAACACTTTTGCACGATAACGGTAAAGTCTTTACTAAAACTAAATTAAATGCAAAAGGTGAAGAAGATGGCGAATGTCATTATTATCAACATCATTGTGTAGGAGCTTATGACTCATTATTTTACACTAATGAGATGAAATTAAGTGAAGAAGATAAGACATATATCGCTAATTTAATATACTTTCATATGCATCCCTTTACATCCTGGCACCAATCCAAAAGTGTTGAAAGACGAAATAAAATTCAAATTGGCGATGAAATGTATGATGATATAATGCGTTTACATGAAGCTGATTTAGCTGCACATTAGGAGTTTTTTGTAATTGTTAAAGTATTACATAGTTACAGAACAAAGCAAAGTTTTTGAACAATACTGGAAGTATGATTCAACACTTAAATGCATTCAGAAAGCTTTTGGCAGCTTTGCAGATGAGCATGATATAAAGGCTAATAAGTTTCATACATTAGCAGACCGATTATACATTGTGCCAGAAAAAGAGGATATTGAAAGATTTAGTCAAGACTTTGTGAAAAATAATGTAGGAATGTTCAAGAAGAAAACACTTCTTTCTAATAAATGGATTGAGAAGTGTAAAGCTGAAGGAATAAAAACTCCTAATAAACCATTTATTCCATTTGTTTTCAATTGTGCAGACCGATGTTTGTGGCGATTGTTCGATGTTGATAGTGTTATTTATTGTACATTTGAAAGTGAAGCAAAATTTGTTGCACCTAAAGGATTTCAGGAAATAGATGAAAAAGAGTTTTATTCGATTATGGAATCTCATAATGTTGAAATTTTAAAGGAGATATATTGATGAGATATATTGCAAGTTGTAGTTTCGGTAAAGACTCTCTTGCAATGGTTCTCCGCCTGATTGAAGAATGTAAACCACTTGATGAGGTTGTATTTTATGATACCGGAATGGAATTCGGTGCAATATATAATAATCTCAAAAAATTAAAAAACATTCTTGCTGAAAAGAATATTAAGTTAGTGATACTAAAACCAGAAGTAAGTTTTGAATATAAAGCTTTTGAAATTCCGGTAAAGAGCAGGAAAGGTCAAGGTTATCATTACGGCTATTCTTGGTGCGGGGGTGTTGTAGATGGGGAACTACCGATAAAATAAGAATTGTTGATAAATATTGTGAAAGTGAACCAACAAAAGTATATGTTGGTATTGCCATAGATGAACCTAAGAGAATAGAAAAGGAAAGAAAACCTTATAAAATATTTCCTTTGGTTGAATGGGGTATGACGGAAAAAGATTGTTTGGAATACTGCCGCAATAACGGATGGGATTGGAAAGAAGAAACTCCAAATGGATATATTGACCTTTATGACATCTTAGACCGTGTTAGTTGCTGGTGTTGTTCAAATAAAAATCGTAAAGAGCTTAAAAATATTTATCTATATTTACCGTACTATTGGAATAAGTTAAAAGAATTTCAATCAAAAACTGAAAGACCTATGAAAAAATATTCTAAAAAAGGTATTTTATATGGAAATGTTTTTGATATGGAGAAAATATTTGAAATAGAAACAAAAAGAGAAAAAGGAAGCGTAATATGAATTATAAAAATCCATTCAATTATATTGGAGCAAAATTCAAGCTATTACCACAAATACTTCCTTTATTTCCTTCGCAAATCCAAAATTTCATTGATTTGTTCGGGGGAGTGGCGAAGTTGCATTCAATGTAAATGCTCAAAAAGTTATTTACAATGAAAAAAGTGTTGCGATGGTTAATATGTTTGAATGTTTTGATGATAATTTTGTTAAAGAAGTTGAAGAAGTAATTTCAAAATGGAATCTTTCAAAAAATAACAAGGTAGAATTTTTAAAGCTAAGAGAATATTATAATGATAATCTTGATACTTTGTCGAATAGAGAAAAAGCTGTAATTCTATATTGTTTATTAACTCATGCGTTTAACTATCAAATTGCATTTAACTCTAAGGGCGAATATAATATGCCTTCAGGAGCCGGCAGGAGTTATTTTAGTCCACAATTAAAAAATAAATTAATTGACTACATAGCAAGAAAAAATGAAATAAATATAGTTTTTCAGAATAACGATTTCTGCGATATGGACATAAATAATCTTCCAGCAGCTAAAAACACTTTTATATATGCTGACCCACCTTATCTTATCACTACAGGTGCTTATGAAAGAGATTATTTCTGTAAATGGTCAGAAGAATATGAGATTAAATTACTTGATTTTTTAGATAAACTTAATGATAAAGGTTATAGATTTGCACTATCAAATGTTTTGGAACATAAAGGAAAATCAAATAATTTACTTAAAGATTGGTCAAAGAAATACATAACTCACTTTTTGAACAAGGATTACAAAAATTGTAATTATCAGACAAAAGATAAGAGTGCCAATAGTAGTGTAGAAGTTTTGATTACAAATTATTAATTAAAATAACACTTTTAGCGTTTCTAATCGCTGCCAGATATGCTTTAAGTGATGACATAGATATTCTAAAAGAAAGGAAAAGACTGTTATGCATTATTTCAAATTTGGCGAAGCTATTGAAAATTTAAAGAATGGCAAAGCTATGTCTCGACAGGGTTGGAATGGTAAAAATGCCTATATTTATTATATTCCGGCTAATAACTACAATGCTGAAACAGAAGTTGCTAAAGCAGAATTTGGTGATAAAGTTCCTTATGGTGCTTATATTGCCATGAAAACAACGCAAGGGAATGTTGTTCCTTGGGTAGCTTCACAAACAGATATTTTAGCAGAAGATTGGTTTATTGTCGATAAGAAATAAGACAGAAAAATTATTGAAAGGAGAATTATTTTGGCAGAAAAAAATATTTTTGAATCCCTTAATAATGTGGATTTAACAGAAAAAGTAAAATCAAAAAATAATCTTACATACTTACCATGGAGTTCTGCATGGTCAGAAGTAAAAAGACGTTATCCAGATGCAAATTTCAGAATTATTCCACAGGTAATTGATGAAGGTGGAAATACACGTCCTTGGCATGATGATGGTAAAACAGGTTGGGTAGAAGTAGGGGTTACAATTGACGGTCAGGAAATTATTGAAACTCTTGCAATTATGGACTTCAAGAATAAGTCTATTACAGCCGACCAGATTACATCTGTTGATGCAAATAAGTCAATTAAGCGTTGTCTGGTAAAAGCTTGTGCTATGCATGGTCTCGGCTTGTACATTTACGAGGGCGAAGAATTGCCGGAAGAAGCATCAAAGACATTAGAATTGCAGGATGAAATTAAAGAATTGATTTCTAAAAAATGTGCGCTTTCTGATAAAGCAAAAAGTAAAGTTGCTGATTTATGTAAGGCGGCAGAAAAAGAAGCTGACCCAACTTTAGATGATGATGCAATTACAGGCAATCCTAAGAATATCGAAGATGTTGACATCTTAACTAATTTAAAAAAGCAGCTTTTGGCTGTTAGAAAATAAGAAAAGGAGACTATTTATTATGGGTTTTAGACAAGGTGCATACGCAAAAGTATGGAAGGTAGAAGATAAAGGAAATTATTCCGTAGCACAGATTAGTGTTAGTAAAAAGGATAAAGAAACTGGAGAATACAATGTTGAATTCCAGGATGGATTTGTTCGTTTGGTAGGTAACGCTCATGAGGCTGCTAAGAATTTGCAGATTACTGATAATGGTGCTTCAATCCAGATTACTTCTTGCGATGTAACAAATAAATATGACGGAGAAAAGCAGAAGTCTTATATCAACTTTACAATTTTCGGATTTGATATTCCTGATGGAAATAACACTTCAAAGCCGGCTAAAAACACAGGTAAGAGTAGTAAAGCTGCACCAGCTACAGATAACGGTGCTGACGAAGATGACCTTCCGTTTTAATTAGGAGGTCAACATGATAGAACAGACAAACATAGAAAAATTTGAACAATACTTAAACAGTATTGAACGAGAGGGTATTGATAAGTTAATTGAGTTTATAAAAAAATCAGATTTTTATACAGCTCCGGCAAGTACATGTTACCATTCTTGTCATCAAGGCGGTTTGTTAGAACATAGTTTGAATGTTCTTGAATGTCTTTTGAAAAAATTCGACAATCCTGTTTGGTCTGAAATATTGAATGAGGTTGGGCGTGAGAGCGCTATTCTTTGCGCCCTGCTTCATGATATTTGTAAGAGTTATTATTATGGTATTGAAGAAAAAAATAAAAAGATATATAGCGAATACGGCAAAAAAGTTGACAAAAAAGGTAGATTTGATTGGGAAACAGTTGATACCTTTGTTGTAGATGATAAATTTCCATATGGTCATGGTGAGAAATCAGTTATGATGATTGAGGAATTTATTAAATTAAAACCAGTTGAAAGATATTCTATCAGATGGCATATGGGATTTACCGAACCAAAAGAAAATTGGGGTACATTAGGATTAGCAATTAAAAAATATCCTTTAATTTTAGCACTCCATGAAGCTGATTTAGAATCAACATATTTACTTGAAAAGGAAGAATAAGACATGACAAAAAAAGCTGATACAAGAGTGTGTAGATACCCACATTGCAAACATGATGACAAAACTATAAATTTAACCTCTGACAAATATGTGAAAGATGGCAGTTCTTATTATCATGAGGAATGTTATAAAAACAAATCCAATATTCAACTGATTAAAAATTTGTGGCATGACCACATTAGTTCTACGGTTGTATATTCTCAATTAATGAACATTCTTAATCAGCTTATTTTTAAGGATAATATTTCTTCTGATTATATCGTGTTTGTCATGCAATATTGCATTGACAATCAGAGAAAACTGCGCTATCCACCAGGTTTAAGATATTGTGTTGATGACCAGGTAATAAAAGATGCATATAACAAAAAAATGCAACCTATTATCCACCATTCGGATTTTTCTGCCGATAACGTAGAAGATGATTCACCTAAATTTACCATCAACAAAAAACCAGCTGGATTTAAGAGCATATTAGGAGGTAAATAATGGATATTGCGGAACTTTCCGATATTCAGTCAGAAAGCGGAGTAATCGGTACATTAATTTATCATCCGGAATTTATTTTGCATACTGATTATCTCCAACCAGGATATTTTTTCGGAGTAGAAAATGGTTGTATTTATTGGGCTATTCAAGAGTTGTATAAGAGCGGAATTACTAATATTGATGCGTATAACATTTCTAATAAATTACAGAGTAATAAATCGGTTCAGAAAACTATTGAAAAATACAATTTACCTTCAGTACAAGAATTTATTGAATTGTATAAAGAAACAGCCAGACACACAATGGAAGAATATAAAATGCTCGCCGATAACATTGTAACCCTAGCTTTTAAGAGAGATTTGGTAAAAACTCTAAATCAATTATCAGCTAATTGTTTTAATCCGGATTACGAACTTGAAAAGTTAAACAATGTTGTGTATGGAGAGCTTGATAAATTAACTCAAAAATACATCTCCACAAATGATATACATATTTTAGGAAATGATATTGATGCGATTTGGAATGAAATTATAAATCGAAGAACTTCTGATGGTATGTATGGAATTCCTTCAAAATACAAATTATTTTCAGATTATTATACATATGAACCAGGAGAGTTAGTAGTTATTCAGGCAAAATATAAACAAGGCAAATCGGTTTTATTAATGAATGAGGTTGTTCACAAATTGAAAAATGGTGTTCCAACATTAGTCGTTGATAGTGAAATGCCTACTCGTTTATATACAGAGAGGTTAATATCTCATTTGTCTGGTATAGAGATGAAAAGAATCAAAAATGGTAATTATTCAGAAGAAGAAGGAAAAATAATAAATAATTGGATTTTATGGTTAAAAGAACAACCATTTGTTCATATATACAATCCAAACTTAACAAACGAAAAGTTATATTCGATTTGTAAAATGTTAAAACATAAAATCGGACTTACTTTTGTTGTTTATGATTATTTAAAAAGCAATGAAACTTCTTCAAGTGATAACTACAATGTGCTAGGAGCAAAATGCGACTTTTTAAAAAATAACATTGCTGGAGAACTTGATTTAGCTGTATTAGCAGCCTGTCAGTTAAATAGAAATGGTGAAGTTGCAGATAGTATAAAAATTAACCGTTATTTATCAGTCGGAATTAAATGGGAATATAAGACACAAGAAATGATTGCAAAAGATGGAATTAAATGTGGAAATGCTTTTGCAAAAATATATGTAAATCGTTTAGGTAGACAAATGTTGGAAGATGACGATGAAGATTATATTGACTTTATTTTTGATGGTGACAAAATGACGATAATTGAAGCACAGCAGCACGAAAGAGCAAGTGATTTTTAAATAAGATAGGGAGTGCATATCTTGGAAATTTACGATGATGATATGTTACAGCAAATTAATGAGAATGCAAACCTATTAGATTATGTCAGCCAATTTATTGAGATGGAGAAAAGAGGAAACGATTACTTTGGTCAATGTCCATTACATATAGACAACACACCCTCTTTCTCCATCACGCCAGCTAAAAACTCTTACTATTGTTTTTCTTGCGGCAAATCTGGTGGGATAATTGGCTATTTAATGGATTATGAAGGAATGCAATTTGAAAGTGCTGTAGAAAAAGCCGCAAAATTAGCTGATATGGATTTGAGTAAAATGTGCAAATCAAATACTGTATCGTGGTTGAAAAAATTACGAATGTTGGCTCTTAAAAAGGATAATGATTTTAGTCATGAAATCCTTCCAGAAAGTGAACTGAAAAAATACAAAAAAGAACCGGTATGGGAATGGCTAAATGAAGATATAAGTCAGGAAACAATGGATTTATTCGGCGTTATGGTTGATACATGGCAAAATCGAATCATTTATCCGGTATATGACATTCATGGTAATTTAATAAACATTAAAGCGAGAACTCGTTATCCTAATTACAAAAAATTAAAAATCCCTAAGTACATCAACTATTATCCTGTAGGAGTAATGGACTATTTTCAAGGATTGAATATAACGTTGAAGTATGTAAAAGAAAAGGGAGAAATTATCATTTTTGAATCTGTGAAATCAGTAATGAAAGCATTTGGTTGGGGCTATAAAAATTGCGCATCTGCTGAAAAACATACTTTAACAAAAGAACAGCTTGATTTATTAGTAAAACTAAAAGTTAATGTTGTTTTTGCTTATGATAGTGATATAAGCTATCGACAAAGTGATGTTAAACAGAACATTGATAAATTAAAACGTGTAACAAACGTGTATATAATTGAAGATAAAAATAAACTTCTTGGCGGTGTAGCAGCGAAGAATGCTCCGGTTGATTGCGGTGAGGATATTTGGAGTCAGCTATATGAAGCTAAAAAGAAAATAGTTTAGTAACGAAGTCAAGGAGTGGTTATTTGAGTGAATATAAAGAAAGTATTGACAAAATGCGTTGGTCATATTCCAGACTAACATCATTTGAGCATTGTCAATATGAATTTTATTTAAACTATATCATCAATAATGATGATGAATATTTATCTGAAGGAAATTTTTATGCAGAAGTCGGAATATTTGTCCACGAAGTTTTAGCAAAAATTTTCAACGGAGAATTAACTCCTGATGAAGCATCTCAATATTATGTAGATAACTTTGAAAAAAATATATTCTATAAAGTTAAAAAATCAACAATGGATAAAACTTTTGAATTATGTGCTGATTACTTTGCCAATGTAGATTTTGGTTGGTTGAACAATTATGAAATCCTTGGAGTTGAACTCGAAATGGAATTCAAAATAGAAGGCTATGATTTTGTTGGTTATATTGATTTGCTTTTAAAGGATAAAAGAGATGGTAAGATTGTGATTATAGACCATAAAAGCGCACCTTACCCTTTAAAATTAGATGGAACTGTAAAAAAGAATTCACAAGCAAGTTTTGAAATGTATAAAAAACAAATGTATTTGTATTCGTATGCAGTAAAAGAAAAGTATGGCGTTTTTCCTAAAGAAATAATCTGGAATCATTTTAAAGCTGAAGGTAAATTTGTAACAATTCCTTTCATCGAAAAAGAATATGATGAAGCAGTTAAATGGCTTACACAAACTATACATAAAGTAGAAAATGAAAAAGATTTCAAACCCACTTTAGATTATTTTTACTGCACCAATCTTTGTAATTTCAGAAATTGTTGTGAATATTGTAAAGATTCAGACTGGCGGTGAAATTATTGCAAATACCAAACACATATGTTCCGTATCATGTTCACAGTATGTTGAGCAGTGGTACAACAAACATAGATAGTATTACAAATTTCAGAGACTATGTTAATGCGGCTCAAAACAACGGTATGAATGCTCTTGGAATTAGCGAACATGGCAACTTGTTTGAATGGCTGCATAAAAAGGAATGTATTGAAGCTGCCGGAATGAAGTATTTGCATTGTGTTGAAGCTTATCTTACAGAGGATAACGGCGAAAAAGTAATTTATAATGCCGTAGAGTTAGTACATGATAGGCGAATTGAATTTGAAAAATATAGACAAAGAGAAGATGGAGGTTATCTTGCAGAAGTAGATGGTATATCATATCTAATTGATATAGATACATTAAAAAAAGAGTATGTAAAAACCAGAGACAATTACCATTGTGTTTTAATTGCAAAAAATTATGATGGTGTAAAAGAGTTGAATCGTCTGGTATCTAAATCATTCTGTAGAGATGACTTCCATTTCTACTATATGCCGAGAATTTCATTTGATGAATTATTCAAAACATCCTCAAACATTATTATTACTACAGCTTGTTTGGGTGGAGTTTTAAACAATGGAACTCCTATTGCAAAAGAAAAGATGTTAGGTTTTTTAAAACAAAATAAAAACCGTTGTTTTTTAGAAATACAACATCATAATTGCAAAGAACAAATTGAATATAATAAAGTTTTGTATGAATTAAGTAAAGACACAGGAATACCTCTTATTGCCGGCACCGATACACACGCACTTAATGAAGAACACATGGATGGTCGTGCAATGTTACAAAAAGCAAAAAATGTACGATTTTCCAATGAAGATGATTGGGACTTAACGTTTAAGACAACAGAAGAATTAATAGCAGCATATAAAAAACAAAATTCATTACCTATGGATGTTGTATATGAGGCGATTAACAATACAGTTAAAATGGCAGAGATGGTTGAAACATTTAAGCTTGATTATAGTCCTAAATATCCAAAACTATATGAAGATTCTGAAAGTGTGTTCAAACAAAAAATAAATAAAGGTGTTCTCAATAGGAACATTATGCAATATCCAAATTATCAAGAATATTTGGATAGAATTCATTATGAATATGATACATATAAGCATAACAACGCTATTGATTTTATGCTTTTAGAAGAAGATTACAAAACAGAAATGCGTAATCGAAATGTTAAATTTGGTTATAGTAGAGGTTCTGTTTCCGGAAGTATCATAGCATATCTTTTAGGTATTACAGAAGTTGATAGTGTAAAGTTCAAATTAAACTTTGAGCGTTTCATGAATAAAGAAAGAGTAAGCCTTGCCGATATTGATACGGATTGGTTATCAGAAGATAGAAAAACTGTTAAAGATTACTTATATAGTAAAACAGGACTATATTGTTGTGATATTGTTACTTTTAACACAATAGCCCTCAAAGGTGCTATTCGTGATATAGGTAGAGCATTAGAAATACCTTTGAATGAGGTTGCAGAAATTTGCGATGCCGTTGAAACCAATGAAGAAGCATTACGAAGGCAATATAAAACACTGTTTAAATATGTTGATTTGGTAAACGGAGTAGTAGTTTCTGTAGGAAATCATCCTGCTGGATGCGTTATTTCGCCTTTTCCAGTTGATGAATGGTTTGGAACTTTTACAACAACCACTGATGAGTACCCAATATCTGTACTTAACATGAAAGAAATTGACTCTTTAAATTTCGTTAAGCTTGACATTTTGGGACTTGATAATATTGGATTAATATATAAAACGTGTGATTTAGCAGGAATACCATTTTTAACACCAGATAATACTCCGGCTGACGATATGGAAGTGTGGGAGAGTATTAGGGAAGATACTACTATGATTTTTCAATGGGAATCACAAAGTGCAACCTCTTATTTAAAACAATTATTCAGTGATACAACTATTGAACAGATAAGAGCTAAAAACCCTGATTTCTCATATATGGATTTACTCTCAATAGGTAATGGTGCTATTCGCCCAGCAGGAGAATCTTATAGAGATAAACTTGCACAAGGTATATATCAAGATAACGGTCATAAAGCATTAAATGATTTCTTAGCATCAACTTTAGGTTATCTGGTATATCAAGAACAAATCATAGAATTTTTACATATATTCTGTGGATATACAATGGGAGAGGCAGATGTTGTAAGACGAGGTTTTGCAAAGAAAACTGGAACAGAAAAATTTATACCTAAAATTAAGAGTGGTTTTTCTGAAACTATGCAGAAGAAATTTAGTGTTGCTGAAAAAGAATCAGAAAAGCTAATAGTAAATTTCATAAAGGTTATAGAAGATGCAAGTTCATATTTGTTTTCAAAAAATCACGCAGACCCTTATTCATGGATAGGATATATTTGTGGTTATCTTAGATACCATTATCCACTTGAATTTATTACTACAGCTTTAAATATCTTTGAGGGAAAAGAAGAAAAAAGTCTGGCTATAATTAATTATGCAAAAAAACAAGGAATAAAAATTTCGCCGATTAAATTCAGATATTCAATAGCTCAATATAACTTTAATAAAGACACAAACGAAATTTATAAAGGTATTTCTTCTATTAAATTTATGAATGCAAATGTCGCTGATGAAATTTATTCTTTGCGTGAAAACCAATACAGAAATTTTATTGAATTGATATATGACTTAAAAAATAAGACATCAATAAATTCACGCCAATTAAAAATTCTTATTGAGCTTGATTTCTTTTCAGAATTTGGAGATACAAATTATCTGTTAGGGTTATATGATTTATTTGATGCACTTGATGGCAAAGTACAATTCAAAAAAGAAAAACTAGCGGAAATGGGTATTCCAGAAGATATGATTAGATTATTCGCTGAAAAGGAAACTGATAAAATGTTTACAAAAGTAAATACAAAAGGTTTCTTAGAATATGCTGCAAAGCAAGCAAAATATAATCACAGAACTCTCAAAGAAAAAATCCATGCACAAATTAATCACCTTGGGTATGTGGATATTATAGATGATTGTTATGCAGGAATGGCAGCTGTATTATCGGTAGACACAAAATTTGCTCCAAAATTGAAAATGTACTCTTTGAAAAACGGAACAGTTATTGATTGCAAAATTGATAAAAGGAGTTTTGCGAAAAACAAGCTACAATCCGGAGATATAGTAAGAATACATGGACAAAGAAAAAAGCCAAAATTAAAACGGTTAGAAAATGGTCAATATGAACCGATTCCAGGAGTAGATGAATTATGGATAACCGGTTATACAAAGGTGGAGAATATGTAAAATGAAAAACGAAAAATTTCTAATTACCTTTGAAGAATTTGAAAATCATATTAAAAGTATTGAACGACTAATTAATTTTGAGAACGGATTACGTTGTTTAATACATTCTTATAAAAAGAATAACGAAGAAATAATTGAATTATCCTTTCCAACACTAATGACCAATACAATTCAATTACTTGCAACTCTAACACAAGATGTTAATGATTGGATTAGTTATTGGGTTTTTGACTTAGAGTGTGGAACTAAATACAAAGATGGCTGTGTTAAGGATGTAAATAATAATGACATTCCTTTAAAAACCATCAAAGATTTATGGGATATTTTAAATATGGAGGAATAAGAGAATTGAAATATATTGCAAATTGCAGTTTTGGAAAAGATTCTCTTGCTCAAATTATAAAAATTAAAGAATTAGGTTTGCCTTTGGATGAGGTCATATATTGTGATATACGTTTCTCCCCCTGATAAGTGGAGAACACCCTTTAATGGCAGAATGGATTCCTTGTGCGGAAGAAATTCTGGAGAAACAATTCGGAATAAAAGTCAAACATATATCGGCAAAAACTACTTTTACAGAGCAGTTTTATAAAGTAAAACAAAAAGGAAAACATATCGGAGAAATATATGGTTTCCCATATACTATAGGTGCCTGGTGTAATAGTCGATTAAAAGTTAATCCTTTATCACAATATATTTCATCCATAAACGATGAGGTATATCAATACATAGGTATTGCTTATGATGAGCCGGAACGCTATCAGAGACTAAAACAACAAGAAACGCCAAAGGTCAAATATGGTTCTGTTTTATATGAAAATCAAATAACAGAACCTATGGCTTTTGAAATATGTGAAAAATATAATTTAGTTTCTCCAATTTATTCAGACGAAGTGTACCGTGGTGGATGCTGGTTTTGTGTAAAACAATGTTACGCTGACTTATATAAATTATGGAAAGAATATCCTGACTATTTTAATATGTTACTAGAAATGGAAAAGGATTCTTCGATAACGTTTAAACCTAATTATACTTTAAAAGAATTTGTAGAGAAGTTTGAGAACGGATATATTCCAAAAAGGCGAAAAACAAGTAAAAAATAAAACGGAGGATTTTAAAATGACAATTAATGAAATTAATGGTGATTTATTCAGAGTGCCGCAAGGTTATTATTTAGCACATTGTATTAGTGGTGATTATGCTCTTGGTGCCGGTATTGCTAAGAAGTTTGATGCAGAATACAATATGAGATTCAAGTTATTCAGAGATTATGCTATTCCGGATGGTGAAAAATCAGCAAATGTTGGTAGAGCATTGTTGATAGATAATGTATTTAATCTGGTAACAAAAGAAAGATGTTTCCATAAGCCAACATACGATACTTTATATGACACATTGGTTGATATGCGTGAACAGTGTGAGGATTTTGATATTACTAGACTTGCGATGCCTCTTATTGGTTGTGGTTTAGATAAGTTGGAATGGGATAAGGTAAAAGATGTAATTGAAGATGTTTTTGAAAACACTAACATTGAAATTTTAATCTGCATTTTATAAGGAGTATTTATTATGTCAGAAATTAAACCTAGATATTTGGTAATGGTTACAGCTTCTGCAAATAATAATAAATATTATAAACAAATTCCGCATGGTGATTCGTGGACTGCCGAATATGGTAGAGTAGGAAGCAGTCCTCAACGCCGTGAGTATTCAATGAGTCAATGGGAAAGTAAGTATAACGAAAAAATCCGTAAAGGTTATGTAGACCAAAGCGATTTAGTAGAAGATTTAATTCAGGTTGAAAAACCAAAGAAATCTGAATACAAAGAAATTGAGAATAAAGTCATTGCTGAAATTGTTGAAAGGTTGCAGAACATGGCTAAAAAAGCTATTAGTGATAACTATACAATTTCATCGAATAAAGTTACACAAGCAATGGTTGATGAAGCTCAAAACATTTTAACAAGCTTGATACATATTGATGATTTGAAAGAATTTAATGATACTTTATTAAAATTGTTTACAACCATTCCAAGAAAAATGAGTGACGTTAAACTATATTTGGTGAAAAACACAGATGATTTTGCTAAAACAATTCAAAGAGAACAAGATTTGCTTGATGTTATGAGAGGGCAAGTTGTTCAACATCAAACAGTTGAAGAAGTTGTAGAAGATAGTTCCGAAGAAAAATCATATACAATTTTGGAACAACTCGGATTAGAGTTTGAAGAATGTGATGCTAATGATATTGCAACAATCAAAGCAGCTTTAGGTTCTTGTGTGGATAAGTTTTATAAAGCATGGAAAGTGAAAAATTTACGCACACAAAAGAGATATGATGAATTTGTTAAAGCAAATAATATTACGAACACCAAACTACTATTCCATGGTAGCAGAAACGAAAATTGGTGGTCAATCATTAACAGTGGATTAATGCTTAAACCGACAAATGCTGTTATAACCGGCAAAATGTTTGGATATGGAATTTACTATGCTCCTAAAGCAAGAAAATCTTTAGGCTATACAAGTTTAAGTGGTAGTTATTGGGCTAAAGGCAGTTCCAATTCCGGCTTTATGGCATTGATGGATGTTGCATACGGAAAACCATATGATGTACATTCTTTTGATAGTAAATATTATAATTTCAATTATGAAGCATTGCAAAGAAATTGCCCTGGGGCAAATTGTTTACACGCTCATGAAGGTAGTATGTTACGTAATGATGAAATTATAGTTTATAAAGAAGAACAATGTACAATTCATTATTTGATTGAATTAAAAAATTAAGGTGATTCATGTGAGAACAAAAAATACATTAATTAATTTGCAAAATATATCTACTTTGCTACAATATTTGTATATGAGTCAAGAGCATTCTATTATATTCAACAATGGTATAGCTGACTTAAAACTTCAAATGAATGAAAACCTTGGTATTAAATGTCAAAACTTAAATTTCCCTGATTTGCCGCCGACTAATTGGAGTTCAAATATGACACCTGAAAATTGCTATAATATAGTTGAAATTTTAAAGGAAACTCCAAGTGTTGAATTTCCTAATCATTTTAAAAATAGATGGGAAGAAATTGCGACAATAACAAAAACTAATTTAAGTTTAAATATAAAATAATTCAGAAAAAGTATTGACAAACAACAAAATAGGTGGTATAATAAATAAGACAGAAAAACTATTGAAATTCTGTTGTTAAAAATACTATTTTATTTATCTTATATCACCTATATTTGTTAAATAATGGAGGTAAAGATGAAAGTAGAAATTATCAATCCAGAAATCGTAGAAAATCTTTATCACAATCATGGCGTTTTTGCTTGCACTTGTTATAATACTCCAGAGAAATATGCAGACAAAGTAGGCAAGAGTTGTGAACAAGATGGTCATATGAGTGGTAGCAGATGCGAATATATTAAATTTAAAATATCTGATTTAGACAGAGGAACAGCAGAACAAGCATTAAGACATGAAATTGGAACTGAAATTCCATATGAATTTCAAGATAATTATTCTTTTGCCGATTTTTCTGATTTAATAAAAGATGTAAGTCCAGACCAGATTGTAAAAAATATGGCATCGTTCAGATACATAGATAAAGATGGTTTTAATTGGGAAACACCACAAACCATACAAAATTGTAATAAGGCTAAAGATTTATACGATAATTTGATGACACAAATTAATAACACAAGAAAAGAAATAAAGCTTGCTTTGGAAGAAAATGGAGTAGAAAGCAAACGTGCGACACAAGATGCAAATTTTGTTTTGCCAAGAGCTACTACTACAGAATTTGTTATCGGTTTTACTCCGGAAGCTTTAATTCATTTTTGCCATAAAAGATTGTGTACACGTGCGCAAGAATTTATCAGGGAAATGGCGGTCTTGATGAAAAAAGAAATTGAAAAATATTCTGTTGATTTCGCAAAGGAACTTATGCCACATTGTAAACATCTGTTATGGTGTCCAGAAGGCAATCATACTTGTGGTGCTGCACCAACTAAAACACAGTTGATTAATATTATAAATTCTGGAAGTGTGCAAAATGAAAAAGATTGAAAGTTTTTGTGTTAGTTGTGGGTTGCCTTGTCTTGGTAGAGCGTGTCCTAACCACTCCGGCACAGTTTATTATTGTGATGAGTGTGGAGATTATGCAAAATACCAGATTGAGGATAATGACTACTGTGAGTCATGTGCAAAAGAATATATACAAGAAGCTTTTGACGATTTAACAATGTCAGAAAAAGCGGAATTATTGGATATATCTTTGCACGAATATGACTAAAATAGTTAGACGTAAGAAAGGATTAAATATGAAAAAAATTATAACTTTGATGATAACAATATTATTGTTGCTTAGTATCACAATAAACGTAAATGCAGCATATGAAACTTGTTACGTAACTGCATCTGTTTTAAATTGTAGAACACAACCTAATATGCAAAGTGCAGTAATTACAACATTTAATCGTGGCAAAGAACTACAGGTCATTGGTGCTGAAGGTAGTTGGTGGCAAGTATATGATGGTAATGTACAAGGCTGGTGCCATAGTACATACTTATCTATAAATAATACATCTATTAATAGCGCCAATTATACTAATGGTAAATATTTAGGCAACTTCAAAATTTCCTACTACACTTGTTCTAGTGCAGAAAATGGTGGATGGAATTTGACTGCTAAAGGTCAAAAATTAACTGATGTTGTGGGAATCTGTATTGCTGCTGACCCAAGAGTTATTCCATATTATTCAAAAGTGTACATTGAGGGAATTGGTGTAAGAACCGTTCTTGATTGTGGTGGCGCTATTAAAGGTAATAAGATTGATGTATTAGTTAGAAATCATAGTGATATTCCTTCTTGTGGAGTACATTATTCAAATGTTTATTTGTTAAATTAATTACCAGGGGGATTATCATATGATTGTATTAATAGGTGAAAGTGCATCAGGCAAAACTACTTTAGCGAATGGATTCATCGAAAAATATCCGGAATATCATAAAATAGTTACATATACAACAAGACCTAAAAGAGAAAATGAAGTAGATGGTGTTGATTATCATTTTATTTCCGATGAAAAATTTGATGAATTAGTCAAACAAGGCTTTTTTGTAGAACACGCAAAATATAGAGATTGGTCTTATGGTACTGCTAAATCTGACTGTATAAATAATAAGAAAGCAGTTGTAGTTCTAACTCCTTCAGGTTTGAGAAGTTTAAAGAAAATCAATAAAAAAGTTACATCAATATATATTTATGTTGACCGCCGCTCCAGACTGATAAATATTTTACTTCGTGGTGATAATATTGACGAGGCATATCGTAGGAATTTATCAGATGTAGGTCAATTCGATGGAGTTATTGATGAAGTAGACTATGTTATTGATAATACACAATTCCATATGGATGAAAATGAAGTTCTGAAATGTTTAGAGGCAATTTTGAAAAAAGGTGATGTAAGTGTCAAAAACATTTAAAATATACACCGTAGGAAAAATGAAAGATATTTCATATACAAAACAAATGGAATGGAGACTTAAAATTGCCAATCTTATAAAAAGTAAAACAGAAAAACGTATATCTTTTGTTCATCCGCCACTTTTTTATAATTATGAACAAAAAGATTACAAATCGGAAAGAGAAATTAAGGAATGGGAACTAAACCAAGTAAAACAGTGTGATATTCTGATTGTAAACTTAGATGGTATTAACGATAGTATTGGTTCGCATTTTGAAATTAGTGCAGCTGAAACAATAAATACAATGAGCGACAAACATATTTATATTATCGGAATAGGTCAAAGCAAAGAACAATTGAATCCATGGATTGAATTAAGCTTGTTTAGACAAGAAGATGATTTTGAGAATGCAGCCAGATATATTACAGATTATTTATTAATTTAAAATAAGGCAGAAAAAGTATATATTAATAAGGAGCGAATTTAATGAAAATTATTAAAAGAGATTGTTCCGAGGTCGAATTTGATAAAAATAAAATTTATGATGCAATTATGAAAGCAATGACTTTTGGCAGTGGCATTATTAAACCGGAAATTGCAAAAGAAATTGCTACGGAAATTGAATCAGAGGCAGAATATATCAAAGACCTAGATATTTATACCGTTGAATCTATGGTTTTTGAAAAATTAGTAGGCAAAAATGAAATCTTAACAGCTAAAGCCTATGAGGGTTATCGTAGAGTAAGAGAATTCCAGAGAGATACTAAAAATTCAACAGATGAATCAATTATGGAATTATTATCAGGAGAAAGTGATTATTGGAACAATGAAAATTCTAATAAGAATGCAATGCTAGTAACAACACAGAGAGATTACATGGCTGGTATCGAAAGTGAAGATATTAGTAAGCGTATGTTACTTACTCCGGATATTATTCAAGCTCATGAAGATGGTGTATTACATTTTCATGATATAGATTATTTTGGACAAAATGCGATTCACAATTGTGATTTAATCAATCTTGAAGATATGTTAAATAACAATACAGTAATTAGTGGAGTTATGATAGAAAAACCACATAGTTTTTCTACTGCTTGTAATGTGGCAACACAAATAATTGCACAAGTAGCTTCTTCACAATATGGTGGACAGAGCATAAGCCTTACACACTTAGCACCATTTGTTAATGTAAGCAGAGAAAAAATTCGTGAAGAAGTAAGAGCAGAAATCACAACTACTTTAGGATTATCTGTTACTGATGTTATTGAAACAGCTGTTGAAGAAATCACAGAACAAAGATTAAAAAAGGAAATAAGTAAAGGTGTACAGACAATTCAATATCAAGTTGTAACACTTATGACAACCAACGGTCAAGCTCCTTTCTTATCCGTATTTATGTATCTTGGTGAAACAGATGATGAAAGAACAAAAGCTGATTTAGCACTTATCATTGAAGAAGTATTGAAACAAAGAATTCAAGGTGTTAAAAATGAGAAGGGTATTTGGGTAACACCCGCTTTCCCAAAACTTTTATATGTTTTAGAAAAAGATAATACATATAAAGATAGTAAATATTTCTATCTTACAAAATTAGCGGCAGAATGTTCAGCTAAAAGACTTGTTCCTGATTACATCTCTGAAAAGAAAATGTTGGAATATAAGATTGATAAAAACGGAAATGGAAATTGTTATCCTTGTATGGGATGTCGTTCATTCTTAACACCATATGTTGACGAAAATGGAAAACCAAAGTATTATGGAAGATTCAATCAAGGTGTTGTTACAATTAATCTTGTAGATATTGCATTATCTTCTGGTAAAGATGTTGAAACATTTTGGAAATTATTTGAAGCAAGAACTGAACTATGTCACAAAGCTTTACAGTTAAGGCATCAAAGATTAGAGGGAACACCTTCAGATGTTGCACCTATTTTGTGGCAACATGGTACTTTAGCAAGACTTGAAAAAGGTGAAGTTATTGATGATTTGCTGCATAATGGATATTCAACAATTTCATTGGGCTATGCTGGTTTGTACGAATGTGTTAAATACATGACAGGTAATAGCCATACAGACGGTGGTGTTGGAGAAAAATTTGGATTAGATGTTATGCAAGCATTGAATGATAAATGCAAACAATGGAAAGATGCGGAGCATATAGATTATAGCTTGTATGGTAGTCCAATCGAAAGTACAACTTATAAATTTGCTAAATGTTTGAAAAAGAGATTTGGTGTAGTTGAGGGTATTACAGATAGAGATTATATTACTAATTCTTATCATGTTCCTGTATTTGAAGAAATTAATGCATTTGACAAACTTGCTTTAGAAGCTAAATTCCAGAAGTTATCTCCTGGAGGAGCAATCAGCTATGTTGAAATTCCTAATATGAACGATAATTTAGAAGTAGTTATTCAGATTATGCAATTTATTTATGAGAATATCATGTATGCTGAATTAAATTCTAAAAGTGATTATTGTATGACTTGTGGCTACGATAAAGAAATTAAAATTATTACTGATGAAAATTCCGGTAAACTTATTTGGGAATGTCCGCAGTGCGGCAATCGAGACCAAACAAAAATGAGTGTAGCAAGGCGTACTTGTGGATATATCGGTAGTCAGTTCTGGAATCAAGGCAGAACACAAGAAATTAAAGAAAGAGTTTTGCATATTGACGATAAAGCCTACAAGGAGAATGAATAATGAGATATTCCCTAATTAGGGAAATGGATGTGTCTAACGGATGGGGAGTGGGAATCTCCCTATTCGTTCAGGGATGTCATTTCCATTGTAAAGGATGTTTTAATCAAGATACATGGGATTTTAATGGCGGAAAAGAATGGACGCCTGAAATCGAAAAAAAATTTATTGAACTAGCTAATAAGGAATACATAAAAAGAATTTCTTTTCTTGGTGGAGAACCTTTAGCAAAAGAAAATGTTGAAACTGTTTTGTGGTTGATTGAAACATTAAAATCTAATTATCCTGATAAAAAAATTTGGTTATACACCGGTCATACTTGGGAACAAATAATGAACTCACAAGAAAAAGTTGACCTCATTAGACAATCAGTTTTAAATTTAGTTGACGTGGTAGTAGACGGACAATTCCAACTTAGTAATCAGGATATAAATAATAAAACTATATTATGGGCTGGAAGTACAAATCAAAGAGTTATAGATGCAAAAAAATCTATTAGCTTAAATACTGTATTTCCTTGGAGAAATGAATGAATAATTTAAAAGAATTATTAAAGCTAATAAATGAAAATCCCGAACTTTCTGTAATTCCCATGGTAAACAATGAAGTATGTGGTTCAGATGATGGATATTGGATGGCTTCTTTTGGGAAATGTGAAATAGCAGAATGCACACATATTACCATGGAAGAAAGAGTGCGAATTTGTTTTAAAAATGACATTGAAGAAATAAAAAACTACTTTTATCAACAAATTGCCGACAATGATGACATTGAACCAGCCGCAAAAATTAAAATGGTGTCTGAAAAATTGCAAGCTCTTGAATGGACTAAGATAATCATTGTATATTTGGAATTACCTGAATAAAAACAATAGAAAGGTAGATTAACTATGAAACAAATTGCTACATTTGAAAAAATAAGCTATGAACAATTTAAAAAAGACATTTTAGAAACAATGGTGGAAAGATATGGCGATGCTTATACAGAAGAAATGATTGAAAATATGTATAAGAAAATTAAGTTGCCAAAAAGAGCTACAGTCGGAAGTGCTGGATATGATTTTTCACTTCCTATAGATATAACTCTTGCTCCACAAGAAACTGTAAAAATTCCTACTGGAATAAGGGTTAGAATTGATAACGGTTGGGTATTGAAAGTATATCCAAGAAGCGGTTTAGGTTTCAAATATCGCTTACAGTTAGATAATACTGTTGGAATCATAGATAGTGATTACTATAATAGCGATAATGAAGGTCATATTTTCGCTAAAATTACTAACGACTCATATTCAGAAAAAACAGTTGAATTGAAAGACGGAGATGCTTTTATGCAAGGAATATTTGTTGAATATGGAATCACAACTGACGATAATGCTGATGGCATAAGAAATGGCGGTTTCGGAAGTACAGGTGCTAATTAATGCAAGAAATAATTGAAAAGTTAAATAGAATGATACTCTTAGAAACTCATGCAAATATGAGTAAAGAACAAGAGTGTTATGTTGCCGGAATTGCCGATGCTTTACAAGTGATAGAAGAACATATGGGAAATGATTTAATTATTGGAAAACATTATTTTGTAATTATGTATAAAGATAATAATAGATATGACCCATATGTAGAAGAAATGAAGTTATACCGTATCAATAAGAAACAAAAACAAGTATATTGTTTTACACGTAATTTAAAAAATAATAATTCAACTCCAGATTTAGTTTTAGCAAGCAAGGGTGGATTAGCTATGCGTGTATTTAAAACAAGAGAAGAAGCAGAAAGCAGGAAGTATTTTTATAATGAAAAACATTAAAAAATCTATATCGGCTGGTATAATGATTGGGATAGGTGCAACAGTCTATCTACTTTGTGAAAACAAAATTATTGCAGCATTCTTATTTGCTACCGGATTATTTGCAATTTGCACATTTGAAATGAATTTATTTACCGGAAAAATCGCTTACATATTTGAAAACAAAAATTCTCCAAATTGTTTTGTTATTTGGATAGGAAATTTAATAGGTTGCTTTTTGACTGCTTTTCCAATAAGATTAGCAATACCAGAAATAACACAAAAAGCATATTTATTAGTAGAATATAAATTACATAATGATTTGTTATCAACCATATTTTTATCTATTTTCTGTGGCGTATTAATGTATTTAGCCGTTGAGAATTATAAAACTAACAAAAATGAATTTGCTAAAATTGTAGGCTTATTTTTAAATGTAGTGGTATTTATTATATGTGGTTTTGAACACAGTATTGCAAATATGTGTTATTGTATTTTTTCTGTGAATAGCTACAATATGATGATACATTCTCTAATATTCATCTTAATCGTATCTTTTGCAAATAGTGTTGGCGCAATTCTATGTCGCAATCTTACAAAAAACTAATGTAAAAGAGGTAATAAGATGGTTAATGGAAAAAAAGTATCAACGTGCGAAAAAAAATTTACAGTAAAAAACATACACCCTACATTTGCCACAGAACAAGAAAAAAATAAACAAGAAAAAAATATAAAAATTCAATTATATGACATATTTAAAAAATATTAATAAATAAGACAGAAAAATTCGGTAAAGTATTGAAAAAAGAGGGTTGCTGTGGTATAATAATACTATTAGCGACCTTCTTTCTATTTTAGAAAGGAGGAACACAATGGATGCAATATATGGTAGACAGTCTATAGACAAGAAAGACAGTATTAGTATTGAATCGCAAATTGAATTTTGTAAATATGAAACAAGAGGGAGGGAATACCGAGTCTACACGGATAAGGGCTATAGTGGTAAAAACACGGATAGACCTCAATTCCAAGAGTTATTGCAAGACATTAAAAATGGTGAAATTCATAGAGTAATTGTTTACAAATTAGACCGTATAAGCCGTTCAATATTAGACTTTGCAAGTATGATGCAAATATTTGAGCAGTACGGAGTCGAGTTTGTTTCGTCCACCGAAAAATTTGATACCTCAACTCCAATGGGTAGAGCAATGTTAAATATATGTGTGGTATTCGCACAGTTGGAAAGAGAAACAATCCAAAAGCGTGTTCTTGACTCTTATAATGCACGAAAGAAAAAAGGTTTTTATATGGGCGGCAAAATTCCATATGGTTTTTCAAAAGAAAAAATTGTAATCAATGGCATTAGAACATCTAAGTATATAATCAATCCGGAAGAAATGGAACAGGTAATTACTATATATGAAATGTATTCTAATCCAACAACTTCTATGAGAGATATAATTGGTTATTTTAATGAAAATGGAATAAAGCAACTACGTGGCGGAAAATGGAGAGCTACAAATTTATTATCTCTTGTTAAAAACCCAATATATGTTCAAGCTGATTTAGATATATACGAATTTTTCAAAAGTCAAGGTGTTGAAATTATTAATCCACCTTCAGACTTCATTGGAACAAATGGCTGTTATCTATATAAAGGTGAAAATGCCGAAGCGGATAAATCTGTTAGATTAGAAGGACATACATTAGTATTAGCTCCGCATGGCGGCACAATACCATCCGAAACATGGTTAAAGGTTCGGAG